ATTCAGGTAAATCATACATTGTAGTAAAATCAGTTATTCTGTAATATTCACCACGTTGTAATGCATTAGTTACTTTTAAATTTAATAAATTCGCATGTGTAATATCAATAATAGTTGCACCAGTAGGCGATGGTAAATTTGAAAATAAATTTTGAAAATAATCAACTACGCTTTCCAATGATGTATTAACATCATCGCCAGCATTATAAATAGTTACACCACCTACAATTTTATCTTCAGGCGTATGTGTTTTATCACAATAGTAATCTGTTATAGATGAAAATATTTTTGCAAGGGAATCTCCTTTAGAATAGATCTTATCTGATCCACAAAATTTATTTTCACCAACGTGTAATACACATTCAGATGATACAACTTCAACGCAAGGTTGCGGAACTGCACACGCAACTGGATTACATTCAGCACATGGTACATGTGGAGTTGGTGTTGTTTGATTACATGATGAACATCCCATAATTTTATTGTTTAATTTTATTTAGTAGCGATTATAGAAATACCCTGTTATGTATGAACGATATTGAGCAGTTGTCATAATAGTTGTATCACAACCATCGCATTGTATAACTATACCTCTTTGTATTAATAATATAAAAAATGCACTTAAATCTAATTTACTTAATGCAGGTGAAATTGTTTTTAAAAGATTAAGCATAATACCTAATCCACTTTTTCCGTTAAACGTAGATGCTTCAACTAATCCCCCAAATAAAACAGTAGTATCAGTGCCAGTTAACATAAATAATTCTTGAACTGACGCAGCAAAATCATTTGAACAACACGTAGGTGTTTTATCATAAACTAAATTATTGCTTGTTTGAGTTTCTGTTGGTTTAAATTGATTAAAATATTCACCACGAAGTTCTACAGGTAATTGATAATTAACACAACATCTGTATTTTAGATTTACATCAAAAGGAGTAGCTTCAGGAACACCATAAGGTAAAGTATTACCTAAACCATTTTCTTCAATTAAATCATTAAAACGATAAGCTGAACCTAAAAAATAAAAACCATTTTTTGAATTACAATCAGGACAACAAAAATTTTCGCTAGATGTAATAGAAATTCCAGAATCTAAAACTGAATCTAAACTTGTAGTCATTGAAACCCCATCAGAAACTCTTCCAAATACTTCTTTTATTAAAAACACCAATGGGTTTATACATGGTGCTGGTAAACAATCTACTGACATAATTTTTTATTTAAGAACATGATTTATCATTATAACTATTTGCTACAGCCCAAGAATTAAAAGTATTTGCGCTGGCAATTATAATTCCACAATCAAAACATTTAACCACTATACCTAATGTATCAAATAATGCTGTGAATATTGCACTCCATTCTGTTTCAGTTATACCTGAATATTTTGCTGCTATAGATGTTACCAATGTTCCTATAGAAGAAGCTTCTCTTATTGTGTTAAATTCAATTAATCCCATTGCTGAAAACAATGCAGGATTATTTATCATTTGTCCAAGAATTGCTACATCAGATGTAAAACTGGTATTACAACAATCTGGTTTAATTTTAATATTGCTGCTATATATTGCATGTGTAGCTTTATCTATATAAATATTTAAACAACATGGTGCTTTACATGAAACTGACGTTGTATTAAATTTAAAAGTTACTGCTAATGCATTAAATTTAGCTAATCCACCTAAAAAATAAAATCCATATTTATCATTACAGTCAGGACAACAAATACCAGCATCATTTGATGCAATGATACCTGTATTTAAAAGCGTTGTTGCTTTTGCAATAAAATTACTAATGTCATGATTAACATCAGAATTATAAATTTGATCTATCAAATACTCCAATGGATGTTTACAAACAACACAAGAACTTTGAGTTACTGTAGTGTTGCAACATACTGGATTATTTATATTAATTGAATTTCCCATTATCCTGTAATTAATGCATCAACTTTTGTTTGTAAAGATAAAATTTGAACTTGCATGTTAGCTATAGTTTGATTTTGATTTTGAAGCGTTCTATAAAACTCACACACCTTTAATCCAATTAAACTAACGTAGTTGTTAATTTGTGTAACAGTTCCACCAACTTCATTTTCAAAACAACCAGCTACTACAATTTCACAATCAGGACAACCTGAAGCAACAGTTCCAGTTGATGTAGTAGATGCACCGCCAGTTTTAATTATACATAACTCATCTAAAATTGCTTGAATTAAATCTATAAATGTTTTCATATCACAAGTATCTACAATACAAGAAGCGTCATAGTTGTTAACATCTGTGTATGTTAATAACAAGCAAATCTTTTCTGCAAATTGTGCTAATACGTCACTAATAGTATCCCCAGTACATAAATGTAAAAAAGGAATATCAGGTCCTTGCCATACTACACAATTACTTGATGTAGTGACGCATCCTGTTGGTTTTGTATTTGTCGGTCTTCCCATACTATAATATAATTAATTTTTTAATAAAAAGCAAATCTATGGACAACAAATAGAGTTGTCTGTAATTAAATCTAATTTCAAAACTTCCATATCAATTTTTGCTGATGTAAAATCAGAAGGACAACAAAATTTAATTCCAAATTTTAATGTCTGAATTTCTTTAAAAATAACACTTGCAAAAGTACACATAATTGTTTCGACTTTTTCAGGATCTAATTTATTGTAATCAGGTTCAGCATAAATAATTTTTTTAGTAACTACTAATCCTTCATCCATTATAACTTGTTCAGGAAGACATTCTTCACAAGTTTCAACTGTTGTTACTTGTGCAAAATACTCTGTAAAAGGAATTACATTAATGCCTTCAACCAAACAACCTTCTTCTAATTTAAAACAACCGCAAACAATATTACCGCTTTCATCAGTTATTGAGGTAATAACTTTTTGTAGTAAATCATCTGGATGTACTGTATTAGCTGTACCATTAAAAGAAAATATTGTGGGTTGACCACCAATATTACAAGGTTCATCATTACAACATTGAACGAGTTGATAATATTCATTATTATCATTATACGCGGCATCATCACTAAAAGTGTAATATGTACCAGCGTAGTCCTCTAAATCAAAATAAAGAAACCTTGGTTGAAACCCTGTAAGTATATCAAGTATCATTACTGTTTAGTTTTAATAGTTGGTGCAACTGGTGGTACAGATTGTACTGGTGTATTTTGTGTGTTATACAAATTAACGCATACAGAACAACACTGTGCTCCATTTAATGCTACTACTAAATAAGAACCGCCACACGTACACGTACCGCAGTTTGAACATGAAATTGCCATAATTAAAATATTTTACATGAAAAAGCATCTAATAATTTTTTAGCATAGTTAAATATAACCATACCTTTTTCTGCATCCAAGCAATATTCAACACTTGCTTTTGCTGCATCTATGTATCCACTAATACGCATTAAGTCTTTAAACTTTGCATCTGTTTCCGCACCTGGTTCACAAGCACCTAATTGTAATTTACATAACTCTGCTTTCAGTTGTTTTTTGATTGCAGTTATGCGTAAATGATTATACTCTACGTATAATTGTTCGTTTGGTGATATAGAATATTTTATTACATAAACACCATCAGGTAGTTCATTAAATAATACACCGCATTGTCCGCTTTGAAGTTTTAATTCACACGCATTCAAATTAAAGATGAATCCCTTTTCTACTACTATAGGAACAGTGGTAGAATTAAATTCCACACAATCTTTAAATCCAGGAACTAACACTTGAAGTGTAGGACAGACGTATGGCATAATCGGATCATACCAACTTGTATCTTCAATTCGAAGGATGCAATCCGTCTGAATATCAGGAATATTTAAACTTAATTTGTTTGTCATAATGTCAAAGTTAAAAAAAAAGGAGAATAGAGAAACCTCCATCCTCCTTTTTATGAAGAAACTTAATTTTAATTCTTACAATACAGCAGCAGTAAATGCTGTGTGAGCAAATGTTTCTAAAGCAACACCTTGTCCAGCAGCAGTTAACCATGCAGCCATAAATGTTTCGAAATCTGTAGCAGCTCCCGAAGCAGTTGGTACATAAATAACCAATGAATATTGATCATCATCATAAACACTTGATGGGTTATTGCGACGAGGAACTACGTGCTGAATTACGTAACGTGTATATAACACATTAGGAATTGCAGTAAATAATTGATCACCTTGATTAATTTGACGTAATCTTGCATCATCATGGAAATGATTTTGTAAATAAGACTCATCTAAGATAACGTCTTTCAATACAGTTCTACCAAAACCTTGACCAGCAAATCCAGCAAATTCTTCTTGAACACAAATACCTTTGAAGTCACATGGAAGACCAGTTAAATCTGTCAAAGATGCTTTGATTCTTACGATCTCTCTTTCTTGGAAATCAGATTTTTGGAAAGAACAAACTCCAAATTCAGTATCGATGTAAGCACCAACTAAACGTAAACCAGCAACTTTACCAGCAACGTGAGCAACAGGAACGTAAGCGTCCATTAATGCCAATGTATCTAATTTAACACCTGCTTCAGTGTAAACAATTGGTTGAATGAAATCTTTCAAGAAAACATCTTCCATGATTTGTTTAGCCCAATCAATCATTACTGTTGTAGAATCAACAGCAGAAGGAACCGCACCATTTGCACAACATCCTGTGTAAGCAGCTAATGTTCTGTAAGCATCATGATTTAACAATCTTAATACTGGAGAACCATACAAGTCTAATCTCAAGTTGTATGTTTCACCACACAAGAAATCAAAGTTTGCACAAGAAGGAGCAACAGTCAATGTGATTGTTGGAGCAGTTGTTGCTGTGTAACCAGCAAGAGCATTTGTAGGTATTGTTAATACGTTGGTAGAAACATACGCACCATTCCCTCTATCATGAACAGCAACTGCAGTAATAACACCACCTGCAACAGTAATGTCAACAGTTAATCCAGAACCAGCACCACCAGTTGTTGGTAAGTCTTGAAACGTACCATTCGTAGTGATCGTACCTGGAGTTGTAATTGCAGCAACAATGTTATCTAAATTTGTAGCACCGATATGAACAATATTTTGTTCAGCTGCAGCACCAACAACTTTAAAGAATTTGTTAATGTGCAACGGATTAATCAATTTTGATTTGTTTGCTTCATTGTATCCACCATGGAAAGGACCGATTTTGTCATCTTTCATTAACGAACTAGCCGCTAAATGTAATGGAACCGCTCTACCCCCAACAACACCTGTTAAAACAGATTTGAAAGTTTTTGGATCAAAGAAACCATAACTTCCTGCACCTAATCCATAAGGAGCAGCAGCTTTTGATAAACTTCTTGTGTGAACACCAGCTTCGATTACGAAACCGTTGTTTAATGCTACAGTTGTGTTAGCAACTGATGCTTGAGTACCCTTTGAGCCTACAAAAGACTTGCGAAAGGATGAATTGAAATAACTCATTTTTTACAGTTTTTAATTATTAAATAATACATTAAGTAAATAATATACAAAATGTTTTTCAAAAATGCAAGACTTTCTTAACATTTATTTTTAGATGATCCACCCATTGATTTTTTAGGCATTGATTTTTTTGCTCCAGCCTTTGCTGGTGCGGCTTTCTTCGCCCATGGTGGAACCCATGCTCCTTTTGCAGGTGCGGCTTTTTTCTTTGCTACTGCCATTTTTATTTATATTTATTGATTACACGATTAATTATTTTGCTCTACGGATTGTTCAGCAATTTGATTTGCAGTAATACTTTCAATATCACCAGTAATAATTTTTACACATTCATCAATTAATAATTCAATGACATCCTCTTTAAATTCACATTCAACTTCTTCTAAAGAAGGTTCGGTTGTATATGGATTTACAGTTCCTAAAATTTGGATTCTTTTTGGTTGTCTAAAGTATGTTAAAACTATATCTTGAATATCAAATTTATTGTTGGTATATATTTTAATTACATTACCACCCATTGTACAAAAAGTTTCAGCCCATTGAAAATTTGGATTCTTATTTACATCGCGTAATAACTCATCTACATTTCCTTCTTCAGCTAAATAGATCATAGCAGGTCTTGGTTCACAACAGTCTGCTTTCATTTTAGCACTAATACGTTTCCACTGGAAATAATCTTTAGGAAAAGAGTTTGATGCATAGTACCCATCTTTCTTTCCAAACTGCATAGAAAGAGTCGTAAGTAACACTTGAATGTCATCTATACGTCTATTTGAAGATTCGTTTCCAGTTTTTGTAAGATTAGTTCCTTGGATTTGTCTTCGACACCAACCAATCATACCTTTGTTAAATGCTTCAACGATTTGCCAGTCCATGATATTATCATAGTCATTACTAGCAAGTTTATTCATTCGCTGTTTAACTTTTACTTTGATTACTGAATTTTTCATCCTTTAACCTTTTTTAAATTTGGATTCTTTTTTTTTGCGGCAGGTGATGCTTTACGTGCAGATGATGCTAATATTGCACCAGCACTTTCCATTGATACACCTTGTTTAGATGCAATGTTTTTTTGTGCTGCTTTAAAACCCATTCCCTTTTTAACCTTTGCCATTACTTTTTCTTTTTAGTAACCGGTTTCTTCATGTTACGACCAATCATCATTCCTGCTTGAAAAGATTTTTTAACCTTTTCTGCACAATCTGATTTTTTTGTACTAGCTGTTGTCTTTGCCATTTCAATTTATTTAGCCCATAATGATTCAACTCTGGCCATCAATTTGTCCAGGATGTCTTCATTCAATGGATTGTTTAAAAATTCTAAAACATCTGCACTATTTCTTCCAAGCATTATGTTTTCAGTTTCTTCATATAAAACACCATCCGCTTTAACGATAATGTATTTATGGAAAGATGCATCTTTAATAATTGCTTTTAATTTAAGTACATCATGTGACATTTCTGCATGTTCAATAAACAATGAAGCACAACGCTTTTTATCGCTATCGTATGACAATCCTTGTATGTATGAATCCAAGTTAGAATAAACTGTATCAGGCAATGTTCTATTGCTATACTGAATACTATCTTTAACAATGTTTTTAGCAATGTAATATAGTTTTCTTGGATCTTCATCAGACAAAGTATTCAATAAAGCCAATGCTTTATTTTTCAATTTAACTGAAGAAACTTTGTTAGCCATAGTATCGATTTGTCTATCTAAATACCATTTCTTTTTATTTCTTTTACAATCTTCCCAGCTTGTTGCAACTAATGAAAAGCCACCGTTCTCAATACCTTTGATGATAAGTAAATGGTCAAGGTTATTTACAGGATCCAAATAAACATCATCGTTTCCTAATTTCAATAATACCTTACTCCAAATTTCAGAATTGTTTGGTCCAAACATTTCTACTTTACTCCAAAAGTCTTTGTCATCAACATCAATGTGATTAAACGCTCTTTCTCTTTCAAGCATAGCAACGGTTTCTCTAATGTCTTTAATAACAGCTTTCTTTTTAGCTTCATCAGTGATTTGTTTAATCTCTGGTGCAAACTCATACAATCCGTTCAAATAACGAATCTTACCGTTTTGTTCAATTGCTGCAAGTGGTTCTACTTGAAACGTATTTGGGAAAACTACATAGTTATAATTTTCTAATCCCATATTCTCTACATCTGGATCGCTAAATGGTTTGATAGCGATTTTTCCTAATGCTCCTAAATTTTTTGCACTCATGTTCGTTGGTTTATTTTTGTACTGACAAATTTAATAAAAAACAGCTTCCGAAGAAGCTGCTTTGCAATTTATGATAATGCTGCGATTATCAAATTTAATTTTGTTTCAATCAAAACTAAATTTGCATTAACCGTAGTAATAGTTTGTGCAACCGTTGCACCTGTTGCTACAGGAGTTAAAGTTACTGCACCAGCTGCTTTTACAGCTCCATTTGCAGCATTAATTTGATCCATTAAGCTGTTCAAATGTGCTAATCTTGCAAATTCAAATGTTTCGAAATCTGCAGTTTTTAAAACAGTTGGCGTTTTTAACGCGTTTAATTTTACTAAAGACATAATAATTAAGTTTAAAAAAAAGGAACTGGTGGTTACCAGCTCCTTCTTTTAGTGAATATTCTAATTATAAAGAACCACCTGTTAAAGGATTTCTCATAACGATTTTCAATACTTTAGTAGGATCTTCTACTTTGATCGCAGGCATTGCTTGCGTCATGTAGATTTGGTATCCATTGAAGTTACCAGATGAAGCAAACCCTTGAGTTCTTCCTAGGTAATCCATAGTACCATTCACGTATCTCCACTGAAGGTCTTTATTCCAAGCTGATTTTAACAACTTGATGTTATCATTACCATTTTCAGTGATGTCGAAAATGATGAATGAATAAGAAGACAATCTATGACCATCGATGATTGGATTTTCGATTTCATTGTTTTGCAAGTTATCGAAAGCAGGGTTCAATACAAACTTGATGTTTGCCAAGAAAGGAATCATGTACTCTGTGAAAGAGAATCCGAAACCTAAATCCATCCCTTGGTTCTTAACAGCTCCAAGTTCTTTAGCATTCATAACCAAACCAGAAGACATTGCTTCACGTTTGATAGCTTCATTGATTAATCTCATACCACCCATACCAGTTTGTACGATCAACTGACGTTGAGAGTCTGGTCCTTGGAAGTCAACTTTACCATTGTAGAAGTTGAAGATTTCAGAACGGAAGATGTCTAAACGGAAATCAGCTTTGTTGTAAACATGTTTGAAAGACAAATCTAATTGTTTCCAAAGTCCAACTGATAAACGTAGATCATCTGGTCCATCTTGCTTGATACGACCACCTTTACCCCACATAAGGTAAGTTTCGATGTCATAAGCAATTTTAGAAAGATGCGCTGCTTCTAATTTCGTGATGAAAGAACGAACAAGATTTCCATTTTCTTGTGCTTTTTTCACGTAATCAACACCTCTGTCTTTTACCATACCTTCTAATGTATTGATAGAAGGATCCATAGTTGTATCAAAGTTTTTCCAGATTTCAGTTACAGGAACTGAACCATCTACTTTCATACCACCTTTCTCCATCAATTTAACTTTAGAAGAGATTGTGTAATGCACGTGTGCATCTGAATTTCCTACGTAATTGTAGAACTCACGAGTTGAGTGAGTCATAGAAAGATCAGAATATCTTTCACCATACTCACCACGAGCAGAACCTACTCTAAAGAAATACGTGTTGTTCGTCAAGAAACGGTTATCAAATACACCTTCAGAATCATTGTTTGGCATTTGAACTGTATAGATTACACCATCACCTAAATCAAGGATGTCCTCGTCAGTGATGTATAACTCTTTACCATTGAACTTATCATAAGTGATTATATCACCATGACCAAAAGTTCTTTTGTTCATTTTGATTTTAAACGGTGTACCATCTAAACCTTTGCTCGTGTTGTTTGGATCTAAATCCTCAACAATGAACGGAAGTTCTTCAGAAACTGGTGTGCTCCATTTATACTCACCTCTTGGGTGTTGAACCTCAATTACGTTCTTACCGTTAAAAGAAGACATTTGATACAAAGGCATCTCAACTTTTTTAACTTGAGCCCATAATTCAATAGGACCTAAATCATCAGGTTGTGCGTCTTTCATCAAGTTCATTAAGTGGTAAGAATCCACATGAGAGCTCGCTGTGTAATGGTTGTCACGAAGGAACATACCATTATTTAAAACTGGTGTACTCATTTATTTATTATTTATTAATTACTAATTTATCTTGCAAAAATGTTTCTTGCACTTTTCTTCAACGTACTACGTTGATTACTTCCTTCTTTGGTATCAGTTACTGAAGATGAACCTTGTCTTGAAGCTTCTTCTGTCTTTAACATTCTTACCGTTTTTGCATTGGCATCTTTGCTACCTATTTGTTTTATGTTGCTTCGGTAATCATCTGGATCTGCTAACAACCATAGTGCTTCTGCAACTAATGATGGATTTGCATTTTTTCCAAACTGGTGTTGCTCTAACAAATATCCTAAAGCATTTGTAGGTTTCCCTTCTGCAGTTTGATATTTACTTGAATCAACTAAACCGTAGTACAACATGTTTTGAATTTTAGAATTTAATGGAATTCCATTAAGCTCTGTAGTGTTCAGTGTTTTGTATATTGTATTCGTGTACTCTTTTTGAGTTTCCTCTTTTCTAATTTTTGATGCTTGTTGATCTTTCAATCTTTTTTCAACAACCTCTGCTTGTTTTGAATCTAACTTCGGTTTGTACCTTTCAGCAAATTTTTGAAGATCACCTCTATCCTTTAAAAGATTAATTTCATCTTCAATTTCTTCTGTTGTGTCAAAAGTTTGAGAAGCTTGATACCATTGTCTGATAATATCTTCTTGATCTTTTTCAACTGTAACATCTAAATCAAAAGTTTCTTGAACCTTTGCAAGTTGTGCAAAAATTGATTTTGTATCCTGGCCACCATTTAATGCATAATGTACAGCCGCTTGAACTTCTTCAGGTAATTGTTTGAATAGTTCAACTGGTGCATTCTGTGCAGCACTGGAAACCTGTGAAGAAATGTTTGCTTGAATCAATTCCTTAAAATCAGCTAACGTATAATCTTCTAAAGATTTATCATCATCAAATGCTTGCAGCGTACCATCTTCGATAAGACTTTTTGCTGCTTCAATCATTGCATCTTTGCTTAACGTAGGTCTTCCACCTTTGTTAATAGGAGCTTCATCTTCATCTTCTTCATCATCAGATAAATTAGAATCTACAGCATTTGCAACTGCATCTTTTAATTGATCATTACTCGCATCTTTTAATGCTTCTGGTGTAGCACTATCAATGTCATTGTCAAGGAACGATGTGTCAACATTGCCTGAATTTAAAACCGAAGGTTTGGTACTTGTACCAGTTACAATCGATGCGGAATCAATTCCTAATAATTCATCCAAGTTATCAAAATCAACTTCCTCTACCGTTGTATTGGAAGCTTTTGCAGCTACATCAGCTGCTGCTTTTTCTTCTTCTGTCATAATGTGTTGGTTTTATTACTGACTATAATTAATATACGCAAAAATATTGGTTTTTAAATATAATATGTTTAACTATTTTTAAGTACCATTTAGTTTTGAAACATACTATAGTTAAAACCTAACAAATCATTACTTGTTAGGTTTTTTCTGATCAAATTTATTCTTGTTTTCACGTGCGATTGCAAAATCCATTTGTTTGTTTCTGCTATCAGTTGCTAGTTTTTCACGATCCAAATCAAGTTTTTGTTGAGCAATATTGTTTCTATTGTTTTCTTTTTCTTGATTAAACCCCATTGTTTGTTGGTATTGTTCAGTAGATTTAATTTCTTTCATTGCATCAGTGTAATCTGATTCTTGATTTTGATTAATATCTTGTTGAGCTCCATATCCAGAAGATTTAATTTCAGCTTCCAATAAACGATTTCTACGATCTTTTTCTTTCTCTCTGGATTCATGATCCATAAGCATTTGTTTCTCTTGTTGTCTTGCTTGGATTTCAGCTTCTTGTTGTTGTTGTGCTTGTTGAGCTTCTTCTTGACGACGAGCATCTGCTTTTTGTTCAATTGCTTTTAATGCATTGTTAATTGTTCCTAAAGAGTCCGACTGCATAAGTTTACCTAAATCATAAACAGAAGCACCGGTTGTATTATTAGAAATAAATAATTGTTTTAACTGTTCAAGGATTGCACGATTATTTGCATTTGTATTACAGAATACATTTAAGTCAATTAGTAATAAATCTGTACCATTGATTTCAAAATTTGCTCTTTCGTCTTGTGCAATCATTCCTTGCAAACGAACTGATGATTTTGTTGAATGATAATACTGTGCAAGATTTGTACGCATCTCGTGTACACGCGGCATTAACTGATCGCAGTGTTGTGCAAAATATGTTTCAGTTTGTGCAAATGAACCAGTCATTGCTTGTTCTACACCAGTTGCTGTATTTATCTGACCAAGTTGTTGGCCCATACGTTGAGGATTTAATCCCACAACTTCCATTGCTTGTTGTTTAAAGTAATTAGCTAATTGAATCCTAGACATCAATCTATTTGATTGTTCCATGTTTAAAACTTGGTAATGTTGGAAGTTGGTTGCACTTTCTGTATTAGCAATACTTGGATCTAATGGAAGCATAGAAAAATCTTTCATTGCTACGTATGCTTTAGCCAAGTTACCTTTCCCCCAGTCTTCACCCATAGAATGCTTTGGTAATGCATTTTGGTCAAGTACAACGACAGTTCCAATCTCATCGATAAGAATGTCAGAGATTTGATTGTTAACTATGTTAAATCCAATCTGTGCAGGTTTCATTAAATCTACTAATGAAATTGATTTAGTATTTCTGTCTGAAAACACACGACCTTCAATTGGAAGTTTACATCCGTATAATGTTTGATCACCTTTAAATTGGAAACGTAATGGTCCAGGAGTTCTTCTACCAACACCAATATAAATAGGATCAAAGTCGCTATCTTGACTTGTGTTAAAGATTGTACGGTTGTTACCTATCTTAACCCCACCAATAGTTTGGTTAATCCAAATCCATTCAATGTGGTCACCAAATACTAAATTGTTTTCAGTTTTATTTTCAGTGAATGTGGTGTTATATACTGGTTGATCAACAACCAAATAATGCTCATCTACAATTGATGTTATTACTGCACCATCTGCATCAATCTTTGTTAAGTGTCCTATCTTTCTTTGTGTTTTCCAATACACTGTAGAAACACGTAACATTTCTGAATTATGTAAAAGTCCTGTGTGTTCACTTTCTCCAATGATCCAAGACACAACATCATGTGCATCGTATGCATTATCCATGTAAGAAAGATGACGTTTCATATCAACTCCTGTTTTTCTATTTTCATCAACTGAAAGATCAGAATCATATAAAGAACCATCGTTTGGAACACCATCAATCATATAACGAGCAGAACGCGCAGGATGCAATAATTCAAGTGTTTCTAATTGATCTGCTGTCATTAAGTATCCATACTTATCAACTACATCACCAATAGTTAACATGTCAATCCATCCAGCCCAGTTTGCTTGAGAGATGTATTGTGTGCTTGGTGATTTATGATAAAATGTTAATGCTGGATTTAACAATTCAATATTGTAATCATCTTCCAACATTTTAAAATGCCAGAACTCACAATCAGCAATCAATGAATCTCTAAAAGCAACTTCTTCCATTTCATCCATACGGAATCGATTGACATCAATTGCATGTTGTTTAGAAGCCCATTGTTCTCCTAATGTTTGATATTTTTTAGAATAGAACTCTTCAATTCCTGGAAGTTTTTTTAATGCTTCTGGATCAAGTTGTTGTTGTGCTTCTTCGGAATTAGGATCCATTCCCATTTCTAGCATTTGAGCCATTAACTTTTGCTGTGCATGTTCAATCAATACAGAACTTATATCCTGTACTTTTTTATCCATGATTTCATTAAAAGAATACTCATCTATAGCACGATAATCAATACGTGTATTTCTTTTTGCAAATTCACTAACAAGTGTATTGATTACATTTGGTATGATTGGATAGAATTTTAATTCCATTGCGCTATCACGATCTTCAGTAAGAACTTCCAACATCTCTGTCATGTCATTCTCTACAGTAGGAATGTAATCAGTCTTATCGATTGTACCTTTAGCCAACTTATAATTTTTCATTATACGTCGAGCCTTGGTAGAAATTTGTTTAATTCCTTGCCATTCTAACCAATCCATGTTATGTCTGTACCACTCATCATCTTTTTCATCAGCAGGTAAAAACTGTATTGGTTGGGTAAATACACCAAATTTACTTTTTTTGGTTTTTTTACCTTTCTTAATGTCCATTGCGTTTATTAACTCCATGCTATTTTAAATTTTTGAATGGGTTTCTACTTTTAGTAAAGCTACTACTTTGTTTGTTCATTCCGATATTTTTAAAAGGACTTCTATTTAATTTATACAAATTTTCTGAATTTTCCAAATATTGAGTGTCTTCATATTCAACTCTTTTCTTTAAACCACGATTTGATTCTTGAATTTTAACAAAGGTAATCAATGCACCCAAAGAAATCAACCTATCGACATTGACTCCTGGTTGGTATTGTTCCATCTCCACCATTGCCATAATATCAGGTATTCTGCTGATACCAAAATACTTTTTGTACACTTTACCATTTTCATCAACTTCCTCATCCAGTTCTTCTTTTAAGAACTCAATTAGGTAACTTAACATAACTGTTTTAAACAGCGTTGATACGTTTCTCCAACCATATTGTTGGAATTGGGTTTTTGATGCTTGTACTTCTTTAGAAAGAACCATTTGAGATGATGGAACCAAATACTTCTGTTTACGTTTGAATTGCATGTACTGAATGAATAACGGTACGTTGTTCTCAACTATTGTCCACGCTTGATACCATTCAATTAATATTTCCAGACGTTCATGGGTTTTATTAATGTCATCGAAACGACCACACCAACAAGCAACAATTTTATCGCCTTCAATGTGTACTTCAACGTCACCATTCTCTTTTACTCGTTGTACTTGTACAGGATTTTTGTAAATGTAAATAGAACACAACGATTCCGATGTAACGGTTTTACCTTCACCAACTGGATCGACTGATGCAAAATATGTTGTACAGAAATCTTTTTCTTCATCTGGTTCTTCCCATACTTGAATTACACCAGTCTTGTCTTCTGCTGCTTTTTGTATTGGAAAGTCTTTGATTGGTGGTTTGTTTGTTAATGATGCAACAATTCCACCAAGAGTATCATACTCTAATTTGTATGATTTGTATGGATAGTCACCTTCTTCAATATCACGTTTATTACTTTTAATTAATTGTGTTGGAAATATACTTTCACCACGAAAAGCAAATGCTTCTTCTAAGTTAGTTGGATGCTGTGAAATACGAATTTGATATTGTTCTGGATCTAAATCTTTCTTCCATTGAATACGTTTTTCTTTAATTGATTCAAGTGCTTCGTCAACTTTACTGTTTCCAAACTCATCAATAAAAGGCGGCATTGACCATTGTTCAGGAATAAACAATCCTGTTTCAGCAGTAACGCCTTTATCATTAATCCATTTATTTTTTATACCATAAAAGCCATTTCCTTTTGGTTTGTACATGAATTTCTTCAATGGTTCACATTGTTTCAAATCACCCACAGATCCTGCAGCAATAAAGTATCCAGTAGTAATATCTCCAGACTCCATTGCTGGACGCATGAACTCGTATGTGTTATCCATCGATTTAGCAATTCCAGCTTCCTCATAAAAGAATAATGTACATAAACCCCCTACCCCTGCTGTATCCGATTGTTCAAATGATAATGATTGAAGTACCCCTTTTCTTCCTTTTTCAGTCTTACGTCCATTCTCAACGTACTCAATCTTTTGTTGCCATTCTCCAACACCGCCTGGATTCATTGGACGATACCAAGCGGTATGTTTATTCAAGAAAATTCTATACGATTGTAAAATTTTCCATGTACCAGTTACACCTGTGATGTACGCTGATAACGATGCTCCAATTTTTAGTATTGGCGATTGTTCGAACCAAAGTACATTTAGCAATTTTGCAGCGTGATATAATGAAGAACCAAACTGACGTTTCTTTAAAACAACGCCATGCTCGTAATTTAATTCACCTATCCATTCATACAACGCCATGTGCATTTGTGAATCCCAAATGTCCGTAAAGTCATCTGTCTTTTTAACCTTGTCTGGTATTTGTAAAAAGTTAATCCAGAAATAGTAATCACGTGGTAAATACCATTGTTTAGTTCCTACTTTAAAAAATACTCCTTTCCTAGATTTTAATTTTTGGTCATCCCAGTAATTAATAAAATCTCGGCTTCCTTCTAATGCTTTGGTATAATAACCATGTTTTCTAAAGTGATTTCCTGGTTCCTGAAAGATTTGAATTGTTTCATCAAATTCATATTCACCGGGTTCTTTAAAGTAATTTGTTTCCAAATCATTTTTAAATTCTTCTCTTGATTCATATGATACAAATCCCCATACCCCATTATCATAACAGGGTATTTCTTTGTATATAGGACCTAATTTATCACTTGCCATATTTTAAGTATTAATCATCATAAGATAATCGACTTCCCCCTCTTGCTCTTGATGATTGTTCTTCTTCCAAATCTTTTGCTACACCTTTAAATGATTTTCGAATTCCATCAAAGTTTTTAGCAGCTTGAACTATTGCCGAAAGGTTACCATCTCTACCATCAGTAATGGTTTGAGTGTTCATATAATTAGCAAGTTCTTCAAGCATATTTGCGATACCATTGTATGCACGTACAGTTGGCGTTTCATACAATCTCTTTGCTTTCTCCATTGCTTTTATAATCAACGGATCTTCTGTATCAAAGTCAGCTTTAATGTCTTTTAAAATCTCTCTATCTAGGCCATCTTGTGGTCTATTGAAATATGGATTTTCTTCACTGCGACAAGATAAGTAAAACAAGTAACAGAAAACCTTTATGTGGTTCTCTGGAAAATTATCAATGATGTTCTTGAACTCTGCAATAGCATAACAATGCTCTGTAGGAAGAAGAGTTTTTTCTTTAAGTTCGAATAGTTTAATGGCCATTTCCTAATATTTTTTCGCGGTTTAACTGTACATATTTAAACATAGCAATTACTTCTTTTTCCAAGTATGGTATGTTGTATGGTGTGATGCTTTTAACCATTGCATTTCCTTCTTTATCTAATTTTGCAATTGGATACCCATGTTTATTTAAACCAGCTAGTTCAAATTCAACATGATCGATACGCATTAATCCAGGTTCTAAATTATAATTATGTTTTAACATCATGTACATATATGTACTTAACTGTAATGCATAATCGTTAAAGTTGCAATCATCCAGATGTGATAATGGACCAAGCATTTTTTTAGTTTTGCCTGTACGTGCATTTTTAAAACCTTCAGTATCAATTTTCTTGTTAGTTTTGTAATCATACAAATCAATTACATCAGCAACAACCTCAACTCTATCTGCTTGTCCACAAATACCCACAGACATTAAATAAATTAAATGTTCTGGATGTATGCCTTCAATTAATTGTTGTGCTGGTGCAATCTTAACACTACCTTCCATTAATGGATTGATGATCGTTAAATCAATTCCTCTGCGTGTAATAGTGTTGCAATTCAATGTATCTTTTTCACGTTGGTCGTGATACCAGGAACCAACTGTTACAGCACGTGTATTTTCAGCTTTCCAGATTGCACGAATTTCTTCAGGAGTTTTACCAACATACTTTGGATTCTTTCCTTTAGAACAAGCGATGGACATTGCCATCTCATCGAATGGTTCTTTGAAATGATGTATTAATCTTGTGACACTAATCCAATCTATTGGCTCTGTTCCTTCAGCACTTACGTACTTGTGATCATCTGCATAAAATTTAATTGCCATAGTTTATATTTTTAATCCTAAAATAATTCCTTCTGCTAATTTTTGAATCTCTTCGTCATCAGAATCCAACATTCCAAATAATTGTTTACGTCTGGTTGCAGTCACTACACCTAAATCACTTGCTGCTTTTAAATGCTCGCGCATTGGACTTTGGCGTATTGTTTTGTTTATCATAGCATGTCCTTTTGCTCCTGTCCGAATAGTAATATCTCTTGCACCTTCTAGTTTTTTACTATAAAAAGCTGATACTTCTTTTTTTACAAACTCATCAAAATTAAAATCTGTCATTAGATCATTCTGGAACATCTTCTCTTAATTTTTGTTGTAACATATATTCTTCCTCAAAGGTAAGGATTGCTTTCCATCTTGGTTCTTCCAATGGACAAGTTGCTGACAACGATCTCCATTTTAATTTCATTGAACATCCGCAATCACCACAACAAGGGCCGGTTCCAGGTACTGCACATTTTCCATCAAATAATATACACCCTTCACAAAACTTTTTTCTTTCTGCTGCAATTTCTTCTATGTGATCAGTTTTGAATATGTTATTCTTGATCCCTTCCAGAATCTGCCCTTTTGCTTTCCAAATTTTTATTACGCTTTTCATACAATGGTTCGTAGTATTTATTACAATTTTCTAATGCTTCTTCTTTTTGAGTTAGTTGTTCCTGCGTGAACTTAAACCTAATAACTTTTTTAAAGTCTTCCTGTTCATTACTTGACAAGAGTTTTTTAAGCCCTGTAATGTCACGTTTTAATTTAACTCGACTCAATCTCAATGTTCCAAGTCCATGAAGAAAGATTGTAGTATGCTTCATTGCTTCAATCTTTTTTCTTACAGTAGAGTAGTAAAAATCTACTACGTCTTGTGTTAGACTTTCAGATACCCCAAGGTCATCTGCAGTTTTCTTTATTAATGTTCTACCCTTTGTTGGTTTCAAAATGAAATACTTTAAGGTTTAACAATATGTTCCCAGTTGTAAGTATGTTCAACTCTTCAGTTAATGAAACAAGTTTGTTACCAAGTCCACTACGTTTAACTAATTTTTCTTTAACGCACTTGGTAATAAAATTTCTGGTCGTTTGCATATTACCAAAAATATCTTCTGTAACAACTTGTTCGCAAAAATCAGACATGTTTATTTCACCATACAAACCAAGTAAAGCCAGACAATCTTGTTGTGCTGGACTTAACCTAATTTTATTTACGAAACAATATTCATTAATCTGAAATCGAATGATGTCATACAATGATAAAGGGATTTGTCTATTTACAACAAGTGCCTTCGCCATAACTATTCAGCTTTTTTTTCTGGTTCATCACTTTCAGCAGCTGCTTCATTTTCTTGAAGTTGCATGTTAATTTGCATGAACTCAATGCGTGATTTGAATCCATCTAAACGCGCTATTTCAATACGCGATTTACATTCTTCATACTCTGTTTGTAAACGTAGTAATGGTAACTGATCTTCAAAGAAAGCAATCTGCTTTGCTTTAAATTCTGCAAGTTGTTCTGGTGTGTAACTTACTTCTTTTTGGTTGGAATTTTCTGACATAATATTTATTATTTATTGTCACAAATATACTACTAAATGGTTAACTAAAAAATGTTTAATCATAAAAAAAGCTTCCGATGAAAGAAGCTGATTTATTTTAACTATATCTATAAGAGGTTTTATTTCAATCTACCATTGTTTCCTTTACCGTTTCTTGCTCTATTTTTGTTTGCAGATTCGCTAACTAATTTTCCCGATTTGGTATGTGATTTATCTTTACCATCTTTGTTACCATAAGTTCCAGATTTTCTATTAGCTGAATTTAATTCTTCTCTGTATTTCACACGCGAAGGAGTAGAATGATATTCTTTATTATATGCATTCTTCTTTTTTCTTGCTTCAGGATTTTCGGCAAAATACTTTGCAGATTTACTTGTTCCTGTTGATTTTCCAGCTAATGAATTTCTTGCCATTATACAATATCTTTAGATTCAATTAATGTATATGAAAAATGATTACCATGAATCTTTGCAGCTAATTTACAAATTTTCATGAATGCATCAAAGTCTTTTACTCTTTTGAATACTTGACATCCTTCTGACCAGTTCTCAACCCATGTAGAATCTTGTCCAGCTTTATGAATGTTTATACCAAACATTCCTGTATCTGTATTGTCTTCATCATACTCAAGATCTTTATCGACATCTCTAAATACTTTTACTGTCTGAAGTCTTTGGCACAAAGCATAATATTTACCTTGATGTTTATCAACAGTATAAGTTTTTCTATATTGTCCTGGAACAAGTCTTGCAACACCTTTTACATTGTGATATTGCTGCACACCTTTTTTACCTGGTTCAGTTGTAGCAGCCCATTCAAAAAATTGCCAAACACCTTTATCATCTTTAAATGAAAGTGTTAATACATCATCAAATAAGTTTGTTACTTTTTTACCAGTCGAACTATTACGCACACCAACAATATTAACATCATATCCTTTGTTTGCTGCATCATTGAACCAAGCATAACCTTTTGCTATTACAGCTCTTTTAATTTGCTCTAACGTCATATATTTTAGTTTTCAGGTTCAACGGTTGGATTATCTTCTTTAGTTAATTGCGAAAGAGCAGCTGTTGCTGTTCCCACTGCAACTAGATACCCAGCTCCGGTTACGATAGCAACTGGCAATACTACTGGTGACGCAATTAATGCTGCTCCAACTGCTCCAACTATAATTCCAATGCGTTGTACTTTTTTCCAAAACTTTGGAGTTTTTGCTTTCCATCTTTCTTTTAAGTTTTCCATCATTCTTCTTTTTTAGGTTCATCTTTAATGTATTTTGACAACTGTCTTAATATTGGTAAATATTCAGTCCAACCCAGCCTTTTAAAATTTTCAAGGTTTGACCAAATCAAATTTATAATAACAAAGTTATAAAAAGAATAATGCAACCATGAATAAATATTAAAGTTCCAACCAAAAAATGTTTTAACTGGTATATGTATTGATAAAGCATTTGAACAACCAATCATGATCATATATACTAATAACTTTAGCCAACCCTTTCCAAATAATTCAGAATCAAATTGCATCTTTTCTTTTCTTGATGCTCTAATTCCTGTGAACATTTCTAAAAAGAAAAGTATGATTAAAACTATTCCAACTGGTAATTCTATTCCAAATACTAGATTAAAGTAATACGCTAGGAAAGCTAATACAGCACTCATTGCAGTTGCAAAACCTGCAAGATCTGGATGAAAGGTACTATTTAAAAAATGAGGTGTATCCTTATACCCTGCTGACATAACAAACTTACATATTATATTTTTCATTATACTATAACTCAAATTGGTTTCTAACATCTAACGGAATATTCTCCATTAGTTGAAAATCTGCAAATAATAATGGTGTCATTTCAACTATTAAATCAGCTACAAAAGATAATAAATCTTGTTTTGTTGAAATAGTTTCATAACTACATATATATTTAGAAATTTCTGGAATTGCAGGATAAACTTTTATGTTTACCTGACCATCGTCTAACACAATTGCTTCATATGTTAATGTAAATTTTTCCATAATTATTATATTGAATAAACACCAAATTTAGATAATTCAAATTGCCCTGTATTTGTTACTGAAGTGACAGCCATACATCTACTAGCGAAAAAGTTTAACCCTTGTGAAGTTAAAGGTAAATTTGTTGAGATTGTACCTTGTGCAATTGCCCCAGTTTCTTTATTTATCACCTCATATTTTACATCTGTAGACATAGGTTCGTTGTATATCTGAATGCTATATACAGTTGTTGAAGCAGCCCCTGCTGTTCTATTTGCTGGAAAACCAACTCCTAAATCAACCTTTGTTGCAGTACCAGAAGCATCATTATGAAACACTTGTAAATTAGCATCACCATTTTCAGAACCTACACCGATTATATTAGTTAATACATTAACTAAAGTACCTGAAACACCACCGTAACCTAAGTCACCAGTTTGACCACCCAATCCATAGAATTGTTGACAACCAGCAGCGTAAGCAGTATCTGCAATATTAAAATCACATACATATCTAAAACCACCCTCTATATACCACAATAAAGCTGAACCTCTATTTCCTGTATATCTTCCTCCAGATACAGTCGAAGCATAATATCTAAGTCTGACTTGTTTTGTCGCAAAGCTGGTAGAGGCAACTGATTGAGCCAGTGCTGCACCGGTAATTGACATTGTTACACCACCTTCTGCAACAACTGTTGTGGTATTGTTATTAATTGTAATACCTCTATATATTTCATGAGGACTAAAGTTTGGAATAAACTCTGTTGTTCCGCCACCTGTATATTGAGGAATATTTAATGTGCTACCAACTAATGTAGCTGCACCTGATGTTCCTGTTGTTGTTAATGTATCAATAGTTCCCGGTGTAAATCCTAACCAACCAGCTACTGTTTTGAATTCATGCAATCCTGTTATTGAATTATATCCAAGCAATGTGTTATTTGCTCTTCCTACTACAGATACATCGTGAAGCTCATCAATCTCAAATCCATTTTGTGGTTTTACAAAAATTTCTCCAACTGTAGCACTTACTCTTGTTACAACACCAATGAATACAAGATGAGCAGGTGCAACTGGTTTAGTTGTTAAACCATAATGCCAGAAAATTAGATTGCCATTAGTTCCAAGCCATACAGCATCCCCATCAGTAGCTGTAGAAGTATTTAATCCAGCTAACAAACCTTCTGTAATTACTTCTCCTTGATAGTTTGCTGCACCTGATGCAGTAACTAATCCTAATGTTTTTGATGAAGTAGCTTCTGCACTATTGTCTGCTTTAGAAACAAGCATATTAGTACCACTAGCACCGCTTACATAAACAGCTTGTCCAATAGTTAATGCTTCTGCATATTTTACAGAATGTTTAACATTTGCTGTAGGAATACTTGAAGGTTTGTTTAAAATTTGAGCATCTCCAGAAGTTGCATTCCAATCCGGATTAACATTTACTTCAGCACCCACAGCAATTCCTGCAAGTTTTGTTTTTTCTGCAGGAAGCATAAGCCCTGCATTTGTAGCATCTGCAGCTAATATTGTAGCATCAGTTCCTGAATCAGAAACAACTGTACCATTGCTCACTCCTGGAACAAAAGTTAAATTGGTAGAACCACCACCGCCACCACCTGTTGATGTTTCGTAGTAATCTAGTTCACCAGTGTCTGGGTTAATTTTCCAAGGCATAATTACGAAAGTATTATTGATGTAATACGTGATCCTTCAACTGCAGGGTTTTCATAACTGATAGTTTGTGTTACAACTTCAATTCCTTTTGGTGTTGAACCTGTATGAACAATCACAGTAATGTTTTGTGTTATTCCGCTATAAGTAAATTCTTTTTTATAATCTAAAGCATTTTTAATGCGTCCTAGTTTTGATGAACCACCGTTAATCAACTGAACCATTCTGTTTTGATAATCTTCGTT